AGGATCACCTGCTTTTTCTACAGCTAATTCAATAGCTGATTTAGTAACAGGAAAACATTCAGGATGATTTCTTTTAATGATGTCTTTCCACTCACTACAAGCTATATTGTGTAGTCCAATAATAGATGTTACTGTTGTAGTGCCATCTATTGTAAAATTGTCATTGATAAATTCTCTTTGAGATGCTATAGCTGCTTCATAATACTCATTTAGTAAAGTGCGGCTGATTTTAATTCTTTTGTTTGTGTCCATAACTGATTTTGTTTTTGAAATTAATTTAAATTGTTCTAATGTAATAGGTGTATATTCTGGATGAGATAATAAGAAACTATCTAAATAATTACAATAATACATACTAGAATCACTAGGGTGTGTTGAGAGTAATGTATATCCTTCACCAATTGGGCAACCATTCCAACCTACAGCATTTTCTTTCCACCAAGGATATAGAATATCTTTATTCTCTTTTGTCATTTCAATACACCATTTCTCTGGAATATCATTAAGTAGTTCTAATCCTTCAAGATTAATAATTATTTCATATTCTCCTAAATCTACTCCTGCTAGTATATTATCATGATGAATACATTTTTGAATACTAACAATAACACCTATTTTACCATTACAACTGTAACTACTAAAATTAGGGTTTCTTTCCCATTTTGTAAGATTCATCTTTTCAGCCATTTCTTCATAAGTGGTATAAATACATCCACCATTAGTAATTTTTACTTTGTCTCCAATTTTAAAATTTGTTTCCATTGTTTTATTTTTTTTTGTTTTAAAAGTTTATAAAGAGAGGATGGTTTCACACCACCCCCTCATAATGATTAATTGATTCTACTATTCTTTTCTTCCATATCACACATACGTGCAAAAGGAATCCAAATATAACACAATAAAGTTGCATATATCTGACCTCCACTACAAAGAAGTTCTCTGTAGTTTACATCACCTATGAATGCAACTACTCCTGTAAGGATTAAGTAGCTAAGAAAAGCAATTGAAAGATACTCTATAAGGTATCTCATGTTGGAATATCTCATATTTTCTTTTTTAAAAGGTAAACTAATAAGGCAATTGATATTAAGGTCAATGATTCACAAGCAATCATTAGATTGATGTTTCTTGTGATCATTGAGTACATCATTCCTATTGTAAATAAGAATAGTGCAAGAATTAAAAGGTTTTGTTTCATATTGATTTAATTTTTTTTATGATTTTATTTAATAAACCTTTTTTTTCATCTTTTTTATTATTTGTAACTAAAAAGAATATATTTTCAGGAATATTTTTCATATAAATTCTAGTTACAGGACATAACCATCCTCTTTTTTGAGAATTTGGATCAAAATACCAACCACCATTTGAATCTTCTTCAATAAGATTTAATTCATAGCATTTAGGAAATTTATTATGACTAAATGTTATAGTGGTGTGTTTAATTTTTTCATCACCTACATAAAAATCAATCATTTCTGACATTCCTAATACAAAAGGTTCTGCTTTTATGTTATTATATTTGTCATCAAATTTCCAAGTATCACCTTGTTTATAAAGATTTAATGACATCATTGCGTTGTTTGTTGTGTTGTTTGTTGTGTTTTTCATTTTATTATATTTTTTTTAATGTGAAATAAAAGAGAATCCTATATTGCAGTCTTTACCATCTTGATCAGAATTCTCAATTTTTATCCAATTTATTAAGATGGTGATTTGATTTTTATCTTTGATATATTGTTCATAATCATTTTTAGTTTCATCACTAGCATCATTTACAGATAGATCATCAACATTAAATGTGTAAGTTTTACCAACTTCAAATTTAACTTGATCATAATCATCTATGTCAAAAATACTAGTTATTTCTTCTTCAGGATTATATGTTTTTGAATTAAAAAACCAATACATATCAAATTTAAGACTGCCTAATAATTCAGTAAAGTTCATGTTTTTTGTTTTTAATGTGAATAAAAGTGGTGGATTTAATCTTGTTCTACAGAATCATTAAAGAAATTAGCCATATCACCATTAAGATGAAAACTAGCTTCTCCACGTTCTGCTTTTCTTTTTCTAACTAAAGCATTATACTCATAAACAACTTCATTTGCTCTTTGAAGTAGTTGAGTGTTATGCTTAATTAAACATTTAAAAGCATTTTTAAGATGGTTGGTGTCCATATCATCTACAGACACCAATTTACCATCTTTTTGTTTCCAGTATACAGGTTGATTATCCTTCATATGTAGCAGATTCTAAAGTGTTAAGATCAGATTCATTCTTGCTCATAACATCAAGCAATCTAAAACCCATACCACAAACCATATAGAATCCTTCATCTGATTCTATTACATCTCCAACAGAAGTACTTCTCACTTCATTCATTGCCCAATCAACGTGATCATTTTGAGCATATTCAAATGCTTTTTCAAGAGAATTAGCTTCAACAAAGCCTACATATTCTCTATATTGATCTTCTATTTCTTGGAATCTATCCTTACCAATAGAATGGTAAATGTGAAAATATCTCATTTTGTTTTCTAAAGAGTTTAATTCAGATTCGAATTGTAAATCCATCATTTCATAATGATGATTACAACTTGAACAATATATTTCACCAAAAGGAACAGTTTCTCCAGAATAACAACCATTAATCACATTAATGCATTCGTGATTAGGTTGTTTAGATATTTGTTCTTTTTCCCAATCATTTAATGGTAAAGACAAATCTAATTCAACAGTTATTACTGAATTTGTTGTTTCATTATAGGCTGAAACAAATATTCGATTATCTATAAATAGATAAGAATTGCCATTAGGATTTTGTACTATCATTTTGTTTTGCACATTATTACAACTTGCCAGTTGCTTTCTATTGTTCATTCACTTTAATATAGGTAGAATGATTCACCTGTTTTTTACACCTAAAAATTTATTATAAAACCAAATCTTGAAAAGTAATCACCCAAGTTAGTAGTGATTTGCCAACATTGACCAGTTAATTATTATTACCCTATTAGAAGCTTTACTGCATTACCCTATACACTTCAATTTTACACACTCTTGTATTATATAAGAGGGTTTTATTAGGTTCAAATTAACAGGTTGGATTTTGTAAATAAAAATATGTATGAAACAGCTTATAACCACGGCTTTGCACTAAAAGTACAATAAACAGTTATAATATTTTACTCCACTTATGTTGCTGGTTTACGGATTTTGTAGTTATCCATACATATTTTTTGGGAAAAAAAAGACACCTAAAACTTTGATTACTTTTTTTACTCCGAACATCTAAATATCTTAAAATAAAAGAGCCGTAATTATTACATCAACTATACAGTTGAACATAATCAAAGAAACTGGTGTCCTCAACATCTTGGAAAGAGTTAAGTTTTTTTAGTTCAAGGTCTTCCAACCTATATGTAGCTAATAAGTAGCTATCCTGCATTGTTTCATCTCCACTTATGCTATGGAAATCCCTCTGCACTCAATTGTAACAACTAATACTAATGACAAACATAGCTGTCTTGATATTTAGGGAATTGTGCATTCCTACTCAACCTGTTGCAACAGTATTGTTGAGACCCTATTACAATATCATTAGTTATTACAACTGCTCACCCTTGGGAGCTGATTAAATGTATAGCATTTTTCATACTTACCTTTGCGAAGGTATCTATACAGGTGTTTTACCTTTTAATCAGGTGGTTTTACATCTTACATCTTAACGTGTAGCAACAGAGGTCATAAGAAGTAATTATCCACGGGAGAATGTGCAAAGAGAATAAAAAAGTGGTGGATTTAAAAAAAATAAGGCTGTCCATCCACTAAATATGACATATTTCTATGTTCAGGTTAGTATGACACTTTATAGCACCTTATTAAGTTACTTTCTAGCTACAGGTATTTCTCCTCCTTGACGTAAACACCAATGATATGAACCAGATGAACCTCTAGTTTTATACCTTGTCCCAAGTTTACCATCAAAGACACAATCCTTAATTTCATCCAAATAATCCATAGATAGAAGTTGTTTGTTCGTTACAAACACTATCTTATACCATTTAGATTCTGAATTGAAATTATTTCTTGTGTTAATACGTTTAGCTGATATGTCTTTAAAGACATAAATTATCTTATAATAATAATCTTTATAAGCTGGTTTATTATAATACAAACCATATTGATAATTGCTGTTGAAATTTGTGTTGTCAATAGTCATAAATTATAATTTTTAAATTGTTATTAAATAAAAAAAATGGATGTGTTTAACCTACACACCCTTAGAACCTGCATTGTTTGGTTGATGCCAAAATACAGCTTATATACTCTTTCAAATATCTCTTTACCAGTTTTGAAAGAATATAAATCTCAGGCTGTTAAGAATAACAGTATTACTAATGTTCTAATTTCGTTCATTCAATTGTTGGTTATAAATCAACAATTCAGTCTTCTACGTTAGTTTGTTTCAATATAAAGAGTATCAGTCTTTACATCATACACTTTTTAGCTCATAGTGGAGCCTGTTTTCGTTCCCATTTAGCATTAAAGCTAACAGTCTTGCTGATGGAATAAAAAATTAAGCATTGCAACCTTCAGATTAATTAATGGGTTTCAGTGCATTATACTACATATTGACCCTCTTATGGGTTGTTATCATTGTAGTCAAGTCTTGCTCAATTTTTTGTGATAGTTATCTGAAACTCTACCAAACGCCAGCAGCTTACTGGATAGTCACCTGGTTAAAGAAAAGGTAACAATACTGCTTTGCATTTAGTTGTAATACCCAATAGGTGAAACTATCAGTTAGTACTTTAAAGAATCCTTATAGAGATAGCTAATCTCAGGTCCAAAGTATTATATTACAACTATTAACAATAAAGTTAATGCAAAGAAAAAAGTGGTGGATACAATAATGTCCTTATAGAGAGAGAGAACAAAGAGACATATATAAAGCTAAGATATATTCAATTTCTTAAGAAGACAAATTGTATATCCTAATTTGAATATAATATCAGGTGTAATCTCCTCATCAAGTTTAGAGGTTAATTCTATTTCCTCTTTAAATAGAGATAATTTATGAATAGAAACAGATAAATCACAAGATTCTCCTATTTTTGTAGGAAATTCACCATTTAGTAAATCCCATTCAATTTTAAAGCTTTTCATTGTTTTTTGTTTTTAAATTGTGAAAAAAATAAGTCTAGGTTTGATGTAATCTCCCCTAGACTCAAAGTTGTTATTTTAAATCATTAATAATAGTATAAACATCATCAAATTTATCATCTTTTCTATAATGATTAGCTCTTGTATTCTCTGCTATAATAGCACAAAATAATACTATTTCATTACGTAAAGGATAATATTCTTTTTCATATGATGTTGCACCATTTTTCATTAATTTAATGAGAACTTCTAAATCTTGTATATGGTCATAATTTTCATTTACAACCTTTATTAGAGTTAAATGTTTTTTTAAACAACGCATTAAATCTTCATCTACTATACATAATTCTTTTAATTCAGTGTAATTTTTCATTGTAATAAGTTTTTGAGTTTGAGCTACCATGCACTCCTTGTATTTTACATTGTTTATAGTCTATGTAAGGAACATAAAAGACTTATAGCCATATCATCCGCAAAATTTTTTGTGAATGTAAGCTATTTAATAACATTAAGAAAGAGAGAGTGTGTTGTTTGCCACATACAAACATACACACATCCCACTGATAATCAATGAGTTATGAAAAAAAAACAACAAATGTTCCACGTGAAACAATAATATAATTAGTTGTAATAACTTTTCTTCTTATATAAATAAGTTGAAACCTGATATACCTGCTACAATGAATAAAAGCCTATCACTATCTTTTATTTGTATATCTGTATTGGTGTTACCACAACTAATTACAATATGTTCCACGTGAAACAATATATAATTTAGTTATAATAGACAGTTTGTACAAACTATTAAGTTATCCGTTGTTCCATTTATGGTCTGGACGGTAACATCTATTACAACTAAATATATATTATAATATAAAGAACTAAATCAACTGAGTATGATAGAATCAACTATATGTACTGAGATGAGAATAGAGTAAACTGTAAACAAATAAAAAAAACACACACAGTATTACTACCGTGTGTGTTTTGGTGTATTATGCAACACCCAATGCTTTCAAAATATCATCAACGCTGTCAACCGTTGAAGTGGATATTTCAAAAAATACGGTTCTCTTACCGTCTGTTTCAACAACTCTTGGATAACAATAAACCTCTTGTCCAATTTCAATAGGATTTTTATTTTCTCCTAAAGTTCTTTGTGCAAAAAATTTCTTACCCTCCATATTACCCTCTAAGAATGTAACAGTACAAATTACATATTGTTTTTCTCCTTTTTGGGTAATTCTTGTTTTAACCTCTTCTCCAATAGTTTTGATTTCAGCCTTTTGAGCAGGCAATTCTTCATTTTCTTCAAACATATATTTAAATTTAATGGTGACAAATTAATTGATTTCAAACTTGGTGGGGCATCACTCCCACCAAATCAGAGTAGGGGTTCTTTGATGAAATACCCATCACACACTCAATTACAGATTAAATTTTTAATTAAAAAAATTTTTTATATAATACCATTGAACACATTATAAAATATTGTATATTATATTATGGAACCAATATTATCTTCTATATGCTGTCCTGAATGTGAAGGCAGTGTTTGTTTATGTTAAAAAATATATTAATGTATTTTAAAAATAAATTTGGAAAGTTTAAACTTTCTAGATATATTTGTATTCTAAATAATTAATAGAATGAAATCAAACAAACAAACAACAGAAACAATGGAAGCAGCACAAGAAGCTCCTAGTAAAGAAAAGGTAATGGAATGGATGCTAGATCAAATAGCATTTAAGAAAGTTCAATTAGAATTACAGGAGGTTGATACAAAGATTGCTGTTAGTAGATCAGAGTATATGAAGGCTATGTATACAATAGCACAGATATCTTCTCCACAGGATTCTCCTACATTAAAGCAACACACTCTTACAGAAGAAGATATATCTGCTAATCCTGAGTTAGTTGAGCAAGGATTTAAAGTGGGGGATGTTGTTGGTATTCCTCCTCATACAGAAGAAGAGGAAATTGAGTTTACACCAGAATCCAACACAAATTCTGCTCCATTACAGCCTACAAGAGGATTAAAAAAATAATAATATGGCAGAGGTAAATCAAGTTGTAAAAAAGACTAAGGTTGATAAATGGGATATTATTAAGTTCCAGCTCACTACATATTGTTTTTTTAATAAGCTATCTCTTTCTAATGCAGATCTTGATTGTATTATATTGTTAGCAATGTCTGATGATTTAGATGAATTAAACACTATATGTATTAAGGTTTGTGATATGAAGATATTTAAAACTCCACAGAGTGTTAGAAATTCATTAAACAAAATGGAGAAGAAAGGTATTTTGGTTAAGAGTGGGAAGGGTAAGAAGAAGCTTGTTATTAATCCTGATATTGGACTTATTAAAGAGGGTAATATATTATTGAATTATAATCTATTATGTATTGAGACCAATTAAGTCTAAAGATCTTATTGTATCCACCGCACTTAAGAACAATCTTCCAGTGGAAGTGGTGACAGAAATAATTGCTGTTTATTGGAAAGATGTTAGAACTGCTTTGTCTACATTAGCATTTCCTAAAGTGCATGTAAGTAATTTAGGGGATTTTGTTGTAAAGCATTGGCTTATTGAAAAGCAGAAAGAAAACATCCACAGAATTATGAATGGATTAAAGCCAGGAATTAGAGGAGATGCATTACGTTTAAGTTTAGAAAGTAAGTTAATTCTTATAGATGAGATGGAAGAAAAAAGATTAGGTGAAGAACAAAGAAAAGATTTTATTAAATCACACAAAAAATTAATATCAAATGTTAAATCAAATATTTCAAAACAGAAAACAGATTTTAGAAGGAATAAAAAATAACATTTTTAAGAAAGATCATATTGAAGTTATTGCACATGGTAGATTAAACATTTGTAAATCTTGTGATAATTATACTACGGGAGATGCTGGTTGCCTAGTGATAGGAACCAGCCCCTGCTGTAATAAATTAACAGGTGGTTGTGGATGTAGTTTGTCATTAAAAATAAGAGCATTAAGTTCAGGATGTCCTCTTCCTATTCCTAAATGGAAAGCTATTTTAACAGAAAAAGAAGAAGATATATTAAATAAACAATTATAATTATGGCATTACAATTTAAACCAGAGTTTCATAAATACACTTCTATAGATGAAGAAGAAGCTATAGAATGGACATCAGTAACAAGTTTTATTTCTAAATTTAAAGCTCCATTTGATGCAGATAAAATTGCAGCAAAAGTAACAAAGTCCAAAAAGTCCAAATGGTATGGAATGGATGTTGAAGAGATAAAGAATATTTGGAAAAATGAATCTAAAAGAGCTACAGATTTAGGAACATGGTATCACAACCAAAGAGAGTCTGATATTTGTGGATTGAATTCAATAAGAAGAGAAGGAGTGGATGTTTCTATATATATTCCTAATGTAGATTTAGATGGTACTAAAACAGCACCAGATCAAAAGTTAGTAGAAGGTATTTATCCTGAACACATGGTTTATTTAAAATCTGCTCAATTATGTGGTCAATCTGATTATGTAGAAGTGGTTAATAAGAAGGTTAATATTATAGATTATAAAACTAATAAAGAAATAAAATTAGAATCTTTTACATCATGGGATGGTGTTAGTCAGAAAATGGCAGCCCCACTTCAACATTTAGATGATTGTAATTTCAATCATTATGCACTACAATTGAGTGTTTATATGTATATTATTATTAAGCACAACCCATTATATAAACCTGGGACATTAACACTTCAGCATGTTATATTTGAAAAATCTGGTGAGGATAAGTATGGTAATCCAGTGACAGCAATAGACAATGATGGTAATCCTATTGTAAAAGAAGTTGTACAATACACTGTACCTTATTTAAAAGATGAAGTAGTAACACTTATTAAATATTTAAAAGATGAACAAAATAAATGTAAAAACAATCATTAAAAATGATTATCAATGGACTATTGAACAAGACCATCCTGGAATGTCTTTAAAAGATATGAAAGAAAAATATCTTAACACTTTTGTTACAGATGGTGTAGATGATTTACATGTAACCCAAATGAAATTCACTCCTACAGGAATTACAAATGGACATTATGTAATAGATTTGATAGATGATGAACAACAAGCTTCTCAATTTTTAAAAATATGACAATAAATAATAAATTTGATATAGGTGATCATGTATATGTAATCACTGATAAAGAACAAGATATGGGAATTATCACTGGTATACTCATTAATCCAAGAGACATTGTATACTTTGTATCAAGAGATAGTGATGTAGGTAGATTCTATGATTTTGAATTGAGTAAAGATGAAAATAAAATATTAAGATTATGATAAGGCTTTTTGATGTACTAAATGGGGAGATAATTCCCACAGAGCATTGTTATACAATGTTATGTTATAAGAAAATAATGGATGCCTATCCTGATGAATATTTAAATATATATGCCTATCTATTTTACCTATCATGTCCCAATCCAGAATTTAATCCTTTTTTTGATGTTCCAGAAAATGACAAAGAAGAACTAATTAGAAGAGAGGTTGGAGGTGAATTTGATTCAGATGATGAGCTTATACAAAATGCATTAGATGTAACTAAATCTTTATATGACACTCCTACAGTGAGAGCTTATATGGGTATTAAAGGAATGTTAGACAAACTTGCAAAGTATATGGAGAACACTGCAATTACAGATGGAAGGGATGGTAATATTACAGCACTAATAAATGCAGCCAAAAACTTTGAATCTGTAAGACAATCATTTAAAGGTGTATTAAAAGATTTACAAGAAGAACAATTATCAACAGTTAGAGGGGGTCAGAATATGGCTTATGATCAATAATAAATAAATTAAAAACAAAAACAAACATGAAAAAATTAATTGGAACAAGAGTTTTGATTACAAAACCAGTAAAACCAGAATCAACAATTGTAATCTCTCCTGAAATGGAAGATGCATTGGAAAGAGAAATGATGAAAAAATGGACACATTTAGAAGTGTATGCTATTGGCTCAGAAGTAACTTCTGTTAGTGTAGGAGATAGTGTATATGTACCTTCTTATTCTTTACAATCAGCAGATTTAATTGAATTAGATGATTTGTCAACAAAAATGATGATTTCTGAAAGAGACATTGCAATAATATGGTAGTAAAAGATGAATATTTACAACACTGGATGTTTCACTTCAACCCTTACACTAGAGTATGGAGTGGATTTCATAGAGACAACTATGTCAAATATCTTAACGGAGTGGGAGGATCCAACATTTACTCAGCTCCCAGTATGGACAAACTCCTTAGATACATAAAATCAAAACATGCAACAACATAAAATAGAAAATAATTATTATATTCAAATCCCTACATTTGAAAACAACACTTGGACAACCACAGTTTTTAATACAAGAGATGAATATAAAGAATTTGTAAATTCTATTTTTATTGATGCAGGTCCTGATAAAGGATATGGGTTTGATGAAATGAGTTTTGAATTTAATAGTGAAGCTAGAAAATTTCAAAAACAAGGATATTATACTAATGTACCTTTTAGGTCAAAGGATTATGTATTGTATTGGGATGACCAAAAAAACAAATGTAAGAATGGTGTAATCTTTAAGAATAAAGGTAAAACATGGTATCTCACTAGAGATTATTATATGTGGTTGAATTTTCTTCCTATTTATGATAAGGAAGAAAAAAGATTTGACTTTGCTAAAGTGAGGGATGCTCAATATCATATGGCATTATATGAATGGAAGGCAGAACTTAATTATAAACATTGTCCTATATTAAAAAAACGTCAGATAGCTAGTTCCTATTTTCATATGGGTAAACTAATAAATGCTTATTGGTTTGAAGAAGGTTCTGTAAATAAAATAGGAGCTAGTCTTAAAGACTACATTTCTGAGAAAGGATCTTGGAGGATGTTAAATGAATATAGGAATTTCTTAAATGAGCACACTGCATGGTATAGACCATCAGAACCAGATAAGATATTTTCATGGCAACAAAGGATTAAAGTGAGAATTGGTGGTCGTGATACTTATAAAGGAAACAAATCTATTATCACTGGTACATCATTTGAGAAAGATCCAACTAATGGTGTTGGTGGTCCATGTACTTATTTCTTTCATGAGGAGGCAGGTATTGCTCCTAAGATGATGGACACATATGAGTTTATGAGACCTGCCTTACAATCTGGTATGGTGACTACAGGAACATTTATTGCTGCTGGATCTGTAGGTGATTTAGATCAATGCATTCCTCTAAAAGAAATGATCTTATATCCACACAAATTTAGTATGCAAGCTGTCACTACAGATTTATTAGATGGTAATAAGACAATAGGTGAAACAGGACTTTTTATTCCTGAACAATGGAGTATGCCACCTTATATAGATAAGTATGGAAATTCTTTAGTAAATGAAGCTTTAGAAGCAATTTATGAAGAACGTAAACAATGGAAAAAAGATCTTAGTCCAGAACAATACCAGCTTCGTATATCTCAAAAACCCACTAACATTGAAGAAGCTTTTGCTACAAGAAAAGAATCTGTATTTCCACCACATTTAATATCACATCAACTTAAACGTATAGAAGATGGAGAATATCCAGTTGAATATGTTACATTATCTATAGGAGAAGATAATGGTAAAATCATTGCTACAAAAACTAATAAGAGTCCAATAAAGAAATTTCCTATAGATAAAACTATGGAAGATAAGTCTGGAGTGATATGTGTATATTCAAGACCAATTCCAAATGTTCC